AACGTGTATGGCATCAATTATGTCGGCATAGCTTGAAATATCATAATGAATACCCGAAAATTTTTCAGCATCTGAAAGCAGGCGCTGCATTTCTTCTCTGGTGCCCCCATACAATGTGTTCAACGCAGTTCGCTAATCTGCGCCCGTCTTTTAAGACCGCTGCATATTACTATGCAGTTCAGACTATCTCTTGACTTGCTTTTTGCAAGCCCCTTGCACTTCCATTCGCTTGAATGTACTCTACTCACTTCCGCATTTCTGCGTGCTTTCGATAGTCGTTACACGTTCACAATTTCTTGCAATACTCAAACTTATAACCACGCATTTTTCCTCTCCGTCCTATTTCTCCGCTTTTAAGCAATGGAGTTATATTACCTTGAGTTACTCCAAAATGGTTGGCTACATCAATAATTCTATCAAAACACAATATGCAATCAACATCAAGCCATTCAAGATGACCGCCACCACGTTTATTTCGTTTCTCCTTGTAGTGAGCAACTTTGATTTTTTCGCTTCTTACTCCTACTGTTTCAAACCGTGAATTGTTGTCCGAATACGTTGCCCAACGCAAGTTTGAAAGAGAATTGTTCTGACGGTTTCCGTCTTTATGGTCAACACATGGTTTGTTATCAGGATTCGGCAAAAACGTTTCTGCTAAAAGCCTATGTATTGTAACTTTTACTGATTTGTTGTTGCTGTATAAATCAACCGTTAAATACCCATTGGATTTATTGAGATACGGTTTTTTTATAGCGCCTGTAACATCGTTCCGGACTTCTCCGTTTTCATTGATAGAATAATTATTGTTTCGTTCGATTTTTTTCCAAGTCACATTGACATCTCCTTAAAAATGTGTTTACCACGTATTAGCTATATTTATATTATAACGCATTTCTAATTAAATATCAATTATTGTGCTTCGCACGGTATTGTCCTATTTCAAGGAGTTCCACCGTTTTCACAAGGTTTATTTTACAACTGAGCAATGGTGTCTACCCAGTTTCAAGTTATCAAGCATAGTGTAATTCGCTTTCGCAAAACCACTGTATGCGTTTTTGATCATTTCCATGTCAGAACCCATCTTGTTTGCGTTGTCTGACATATCAATTAAAGCTTGATTTGACTTTTCTGCCGCTTTTTCGGTATCTCCTTCAAGCGACTGCAAAAGTGAAGCGCTGAAACCTGTTACAGTTTCCATGTACTCGTTCGCCGACAAGCCTGCGGTTCTGTATGCCTCGTTTGCGTATTCCTGTACTTTATCGGCAGAATCTTTGAAAAGCGTTTCTACACCGCCTACAAGCTGTTCATAGTCTGCATAGCTTTCTACTGCCTGCTTGCTTATTGCCGCAACACCGGCCGCGGCCGCTGTAAATCCTGCCGCCGTTACCTTCGCAATTGTGCTTATGCCAGTCTTGATGCCGTTTGCTACTTTCGAGAAAGCGCCTTCTGCATTCGAAAGACCTCGGTCATAATCTGAACTGTCAAGACCTATTCGCGCACTCAGGTCAAATACATTCATTCTGCTTTTCCCCCTTTCCTGCCATTTCTTCTAACTGCTTTGATATTGTTGCTATAATCTCTTCAGACGTTCTCTGCGGCTCATTACGGCTTGTGTCAATCATATCCCAGTATCTTTTACTAATTGATTTACCACCGCCAAAACGAGCTGTATTTTCTGTTATACACTGCAGAGCATCTGTGATATATATTTCCAGTATCTCACGTTTCTGTTCTTTTTCAAATTCCTGCTTTATGTACTGCCATGCATATTCCTCTCCGAACAGCGTTATTCTTTCGAGGTCGATTTCTGTGATGTATCTCCCATATCTATCAGACCCGACTGCATCAAGCGTGTAAAAAAATTCAGTACCCTTTCAGAAAGAATCACGTCAAGCAATTCAAACGGGTCAAGCTGTTCTGCTTCCTTTTCGTCATCAATAAAGCAAAGTAATGCAAGAACACGGACTGTTGCTTCTGCGTTTTCTTCAAGTGCGTTGTCAAGCATATCTGAAATGTTTTTCTTTGCCTGTTCTCTGTATGCGGCCTTCTTTTCTTCTTCGTTCATGCCGTCTTTGATTGTCGGCTTGATTTTTCTGGTGTCAAGTATCTTTGTTTCTGCAAGATATTCCGAAACAGCGTGCCTGATCTTATTAGACTGTTTGAGAAATTCAACTGTTGTGCAGTTCGCCAATGTTTTCATGTTGACAATTCCTTTCATTATACGAAAACAGCCGGATTTCTCCGGCCATTATCGTGGTTCGATTATGATTATTGATTAAGGATCAGATGGTGGTGTTGTGTATCCTTCCGGATTGCAGATATAGAATGCCATAGGAACATCCTGCTTGGAAATGCTTACGTGACCTGTGAATGTTACTGTAAGCTGACCCTTGCCGTTCTTCTGTGTCTTATAGCTGAAACCACCTGTGCTGAGTGCGTTTTTAAGCTGAATTGCAATGATTTTGTCATCGATTCTTTCGGATACAAACCAAAGGTCTGTGAAATCCTGCACTGCAATCTGTGTTTTCGGTTCTACGCTTACCGGATGGGTTGTTGTTTCTGCTGTCTTAATAGCCGCACCAAGTGCCGCCTTGAACACCTCGCCTCTCATACTAAGAGCAGTGAATGAAAGTGTGCAGTCCCATCCGGTAATTTTTTTCATCTCTTTGGTGTTGCTCGGGCAGTTGTCGATGTCCTCGCCGAAGTCCTCAAAAGTTGGAACACAGTCGGCCTGTATACCGCCTGTTGTAGCGCAAAGAATTGAACTTTGTGCTGGTGCTTCAGGTTTTGTTGTACTGAATGAGGTTAAGATCATACCCGCCTGTACCTGTACGAGGTTGAGGCTGTCTGATGTTACCTGTGACCATGAACCCATGTGTATTTCCTCCTGTCTATAGTGTTATGTAATCGGCAGAAATATTGATGTATCTCCCCTTTACCGTCTTATCCCATGTAGGCAGCGGCTTAGCGAACGGCTCGCCACGGTATAACATAATATACCCGTCATCACAGACAAGCTTACATCCACCTCTGAGGCGCACTGAAAGCTGTTCTGTAAGTTTGTTCAGATTTTTCAGGGAATTACTTTTATCATAGATTTGACAGCTCAAAGCGATGTTCTCACCGTCAAATTCTGATGTAATTACTTCGTAGGTTATATACGGCGGTTTAGCGGTCTCCGGAACAGAATTTTCTTCATATGCCGGTACACCGAAACTGCTGTAAAAGGTGTGCAGTGCCTGATATTTACTCGGTAAGCTCATTAGGCGGCACCTCCCACTTTTCTGCATAAGCTAAACTATACTGAATTGATGCAGATTTTGCACTTTTGAATCCGCTTACAGTTATCTGATAAGCCTGTCCGCTTGCGTCCTCGAATACGTCATTGAGGTTCAGCGTAACGCTGTTCGGATAGAATATCCGCACTGCTTTTGCTGAAATCTCCTTGTCTGCTATTCGCTTCATATCAATTGTGCTGTTAGCAGGTGCAACGACCGCCATGAAGCGTTCGCCCCTTGTGTAGACTGTAGTCTGTCCACCTTCTCCGTCATCCACCTGTGAAAGCGTGACTTTGCAGCACTGTTCCTGCTCGTTGCTTATCAAACCCATATGTTCGCCGCCTTTCTGTAGCGGTTAAGATCAGAAGCAAACACCTTCTGCCATGCAGAATCTGCAACGCTTGCTCTTGTATATGAGTAAAATCCCGATATGTTCTCGGATGTATACGGTGACGGCTGAGCCGCTTCGGATTCATTGTAGGTCTTTATCTTATCGCATAGACGTAAGAACGCACGAGGTGGATTCATAGGCCATATGCCGCCATGGAATGTTTCATCCCTTAAAGCGCGTTCATGGAACTCTGCCCACTCATGCTCAAGTACTGCCTGCCAGTCCGGAAACTCCGCACTTAATTCCGCATAAGATATACTACCTATTGCGCCGTTAGCCGTGTAGATGTACACGCCATCATTCAGCTTTGAACCACGGATCGCAAACATCTGTCCGTCAACGAGAAACGGCAGTGAAATCACGCCATTCTCAATTGTGTAATTACCAATTATTCGTTTATCCTCGAAATAATTGTGCTGTTCACCGCACACGGTGTCAATTGTTATTAGCATAACTCCACCGCCTTTCCCATGAGTATGCATTCAAGAGGCATCTAAGAATATAGCTTATCTTACATCATCAATAACTGCTGCAAGGTTAGCATCAAGTGTCTTGACACCACAGAGCATATCGATTGAAACTGTGTCTGTCTTTGTGTTCATGTTGTATCCGTATACAACACGAAGTGCAAAGCCGTCATAGTTTACGATAGCTGTGTTAGCTGCGCCCTTAGGAAGTGCAAGAGGTCTTGTCACAAGAGCAAATGCGTTCTTGTGGAACGCAAGGCTTGGCTTTGATGTTGCAAGAACTGTTACACCATCGTCTTTGGTGGCTGTAACTTCCTTGTTTACCTTTACAGAAGCAAAAGCATTTGAATCTGCTGTTGCATCTTCTGTTACCTGATAGAAGTCATTGCCGATTTTGAGCCATGTGCCCTTTGCAATCTTGCCTGTAACAGATGCTGCATAAAGAGCAATTGTTGTTTTCTTTGTTACTGCGTTACTGATCTTGAGTGCTGTTGTTGATACTGTTGAACCTGAATTATAAGAGCCTGCATTCTGGTCAACATAAATGTCGAAACCGTACTTTCTGCCGAGTGATGCTTCACGAAGTGCAGTGCCGTTGTCGCCAAGCTTGTCAGCTTCGATGAACCTTGTTTCCTTTAAGAGGTCAGCTTCTGCATCTGCACCGATTACGAAACGTCTTTCAGTGAGCGGAACTGCTGAATTTGTAAGGAACTTTCTTGCATCTACAATATCAGCAGACGAAATTGCATTTGCTGTGTGTTCAACACGGTGGTCAATATCAGCGGCAAGGCCAAGAAGATAGCCGTCAACCTTGTCAGCGAACGCCTGCATTGCAGGAACGAGAAGCTGTGCAGAGAAATCCTTGATGTCAAGTGTAAGCTGCTTTGATGTAACTGCAAAAGATACGTCAAGGTGCTTATCCATCTTAACTGCAACACTGCCTTCTGTTGCATCCTGTACGCTGATTGCTGATCCATTGTATTCATTTGCTGTGAACTTTGCAGGCTTGCGAACTGTGATTGTATCGCCTACTGCTGCGAATTCTGTGCTATAATCTCTGTGAACGAGATTTGCCATAACGGCATTATTTCTAAGAACCATTAACGCTTCACGAGCGATAATGTCCGGTGTAAGAAGTGTATTTGCCATATATTATTCCCCCTTATGAGTTTTGTCTTGCTTTGATGTATTCTTCCATGGATAACGAGCCAAGGTCAACACCGCCACCATTAATTGCAGGTGGGTTTGATACATCTGCGCCCTGTTTTTCTGATGTCTTTATGAAGTCAGACCATTCAGTTCTGATGTTTTCTGCCAGCTTGTCAGCATCCTTGATTTTACCGTCTTTGTCTATCTCGATCGCTGATAGATCAGAAACTTTCAGAACAGTTGCAATGCGCTTTTCAGAAACACCGGCATCCTTTAAAAGCTGTTCATAGGCTTCGGACTTCGTCTTTGCCGTTTTCTGTGTTTCAATATCCTTTTTAAAGCCTTCAAATTCCTCTTTGATAGCTTCATACTTTGCTTTGTAGCCGTCATCGCCTGTGGCTTTAAGCTGTTCATTAGCATTGTCAAGCTGTTTCTGCAGTTCAGATACCTTTTCTGCATCAGATTTCGCCTTGTCCCTCTCTGCTTTGAGTGATTCGGTCGTTTCTGTGTGTGCTTCAATTATCTGATCAATTTTTTCATCCTCGATGCCCATTGCTTTAAGCATCTTTCTCGTAAGTGCCATGTTAAAAACTCCTTTTCTTCGGTGCGTATACTTCCGCATTAGTTTACAATTACATTGTAAATCCAAAAAACCGTCTAATGCTGTCGGGAAATAAAAAAATGAACCGTTAAGAAATACTTAACAGTTCATTTTTCAGAATATAGGAGTTAAATTGCATAGGCTGTATGTTTGTACGCTACCCGGCCTACTCCGGAACGATGTATCGACGGTTTAACGTCCGCAGTACATCGCGGGCAAGGATTTATGCGTTTTCCATTGATTGCTTTATAATATCTTTGTATTCTGCAGTGTGATTACCTGCGGCATCTTTCAAGAAATGTACCGGAGCATACGTTGTGCCACTATAATAATGTTTATGTCCAAATTCAATATATGGTGCATATTCCACGTTTGTACCAATATATACAGCATCTTCTTCTGCTGTTCCGATTGTATCTTGATAATGATTTCCTTCGTTATCAGAATAATCGTGACTGCCTGCATTTTCTGCTGTTCCGTATGTTACAGAGTTAATCAAACGCCCTGTGTCAATTGCATCAGCTTGATTTATTTTCAGCTTTGCGTATGATTCAGCTTGCATTCCTATTGCGGTTAATGCTCTTTTCCGGCAAGCTTCAAACTGTTCCCGAACTAACGGAGCGTTGTTTTCAAATCGAAAATCGTGTGCCATTTAATCACCTTATTCAGTTTCCGGTGCGGTATCTATCCTGCTTCTCCGGTTCTTCGCCGTTCAGCTTCTTGAATCCCTTGAACTTCGTTATCAGCGTGCATCGGCAGTTATAGATTTCGCCGCCTACGTCACCGCCTTCAGCATTCCAATCGCCTGGAAACATCAGTTTAACTCCGGTGACCGGACTAACGAATTTTTCATCATGAGCAACAGTCTGTCCGTTCATAAGCGAATGCGAAAGACGTGTGCGCTCGTTGTTAGCCGCAAGCCACGTCTTTTCAAATACAGCACCCTGTTGTGCCGCTCTGTTATATCCGCTCTGTCTGCCTGCGTTCTGTGCGGCTGTGTGCATCGTCCTTGCCGTTCTCGTTGCTCCTGCTAAATCAGAATTAGCAACAGTCATCATGCGTTTTGCCATGTCCGGAATAGATTCGCCCTGCATTATGCCTTGTAACAGCTGCGCATTGATCAGTTTTGCATTCCATGCTTTGT